CGCCACGCGCAGGATCGGATGCTGAAGGCATCGAAGTAATCTGGCTTCCATTGCTGAACGCCATCCGCTGTTGGTGTTCCACCATCGAATCCGGTCCACGTTCCAACATCCAATCCGGCATGTGATGGAAGCCATACTTTGACTTCCGTAGTAGCAGCACCGACTCCCGTTCCGTACGCGACAGGTCGATGATGTTCTGGTCCGCCTTGAAGAACGCCAACCAGAACTGGTGTGCGGCCACCAGCGTAGTCCACCCGATCTGACGGGCCTTCAGGGTCAGCGAATAACGGTTATTATCCCAATGGTTCAGGGCGAAAGCCTGAGCGTCCCGGAGATCAAAAAGTATTCGACCGTGAGCAGGATGAGCAATATGCCAATACTTGCGTAGGAAATACGACTCATCGGTTGTACAGCGCCGCCACTCGGCCTCCTGTTGAAGTTCAGTTAGCCGACTCATCATACCTCAATGAAGATGCACTCGCCGGGGCAATCCTCCGCCGATTCGATAACCGCATCGACCTGTCCGTCAGGGACCGAAGCCAAAGCGTCGGCACCCTCGCCGGGTATTTGCACACCCGCCTCAGCGACATAAGCCAAACCGTCCTCTGCCATGACGAACACTTCGGGGGCTATTTCGGCGCATAAACCGTCACCCGTGCATAGGTCCTGATCTATCCAAACCTTCACCTAGTCGAACAACGACTGTAACATCCGACCCAAACCCCAAACCGTAAAGGCTATAGACATGAATGTTGCTGTCACGAACACCGACACGACCCACCTCACTGACACGACTCGCAAACCTCCGGGGTTTCCAAACCGCATTCCAAAGGCTCATCATCATCGAATGGATCATACACGTCATACGCTTCCACAGCAAACGATGTCACCAACTCCCGCTGCCCGCTCATCGTCGGTGTCGTCCGCGGGGTTGGAAGACTTCTGCGATACGGTCACCCAGATGCGTCCGCCCATCAGGCCAACTGGCAAACGGTTGAAGCCCAACCCGTGGAGCGTCGTAGACAGCGCCAATCGACTTCCCAGTCGCTATGTCTACAAGTTTCAGTTGGTCCCCGGCTGCGTTCCACTCCCACTTTACCGTTGCTGGGGCGTTAGCCCCCATTTGTCGCCGTATGGCCGCAGCCGCCTCCTCGTTGACGTACCTGTACTCTCCGGGGTCCATCCAACCCCACTGATCCGGCTTTAGTGTCTGTGAAGACGTATTCTGCGTCTTGAAACGGCTAACAGTCCCATCGGCATTATCATAGTAGTTAGACCCGGCTGGGGGCCGCTGTCCAGCACCCATATCCTCAAATAGCGTCGATCCAGCAGGCCGTTCCGTTCGGAACAGAGGCCGCGCATCCGCGGCCGGAGCGCCACTACCACCTAACCCCGGTTTCCCTGCACGCGGAACACCTAGTTCCGGTGTCCAACGAAGCGAACCACGCGCCGTGTCAAGTCCCGCCTTGTTGACCGCATGCTGCATCTCAGCAGCAGATGTACCCGGCAACGTCGGCTGCACCAAATCGGCAACATCGTCAACAACATCATCGCCACGGCGCAAAAAGTTGACAAGACCCCGCGCAGCATCGTCCATCTTGCCGACCCCCTTAGCAACACCGCCAGCAACAGTACGACCCGCCTTACCCCCCGGAAACGGAAGCGGAACCATCCCCATCAAACCCGCTATACCCAGATCACGCAACTGCATCGGACGCACAACCTCGCCTGCCGTACGCAACGACCGCTCCTGCGAAGGATTCAACCAGCCCTCATCCCTCCTCCCGGCCATCAACTGTGCAAGAAACGTCGCATCAGCAACCGACTCCGGGTTACGGGCATCATCCAACGACACAGCACGCGACGGACCACGCCGCACACCCATCACATCATTGATCCCAAAACCACCCGGAACCCTAGCCAACGTCCTCAACCACCCTCAAATGCAACACCTGAGCCTCCAACTCATCAGCCAACTCAACATCCGACAAACCAGTAGCCTCACGATCATCAACCACAACACGCCGCTTCGGCGTAAACTTCTCCACATACTGCAAATACAACGAAGCAGCCTGCACAGAACCCCCCACCGCCTGAGCATGCAACGAATCAATCACCGACTGCGTACGCTCAGGATGAATATTCAACTCAGCAGCACGACGATCCCACTCCCTCGCAAACCGCGCATCACGCTTGATACGCCGCACCGAATCCTCATGGCACCCATGAGCCGAAGCCCACTCCTTCTGAGTCGTAGGAACCCTATCGGGTCCCTTTAGAAACCACTCCAACAGGTCTTGCCACAGTTTCGGCATGACACGTTCGCTGAGTTCGTCGTCCCATGACCAGCCTTTGCCGCCGCCGTTCGCAGGCACAGTGATCCTCCGTGCTGTAGACTTCCTTCTTAGATGGCGCCCCTGTCCCGCATGTTACAAACATGTTACACCGGTGGGACAGGCCGGTACACTAAGAGGGGGGACACCATGACAGGGCATGCCCTGCCGCGCATCTACAGCCCCCCGAAACAGCAACCGGCGGACACCCCGCACCGGCCCTCCATATCTATACATACTGCGCCGATGACCCCGCCACCCCCCCGTACTCCGGGGGCCTCGGGCCTGCGCTGGCATGGGCGCCACCGTGGGCATGAACCGGACGCCTACAGGGACAGGGTAGCGTCGGGCGTGGTGGTTCCACCCTGGGTGGCGGTTCCGGATTTTGGGCGCGAGAAAACCCCCGGCCATGCCGGGTTGGCATGGTCGGGGGTGATCTCATTCGGGGGTGACGGTTAGCCGTCGGTCCCGGTGGGTGCCAGTGTCTGGGCGTCGGCTCCCGCGGCTTTCATGGCCGCGTCGGCTTCGTCCTTCTGGCGTTGGCAGATCGACGCGCCCAGCATGACGGTTCGGGCCACTAGCCCGGTCCCGTCGTTGCTCACGGCGTCGGCTTCGAGCGCTTCGACCAGCCATGCTTCGAGCCGGTCGCGGCGCTTCGGGTATCCGGCGGCTTCGACCATTGCCACGAATGGGTGGCTGCTGGTCTCGTCGTCGGTGTCGGTGTCCGGTTCGGTGTCGCCCGGCTCCTCCTCGTCGGTCACGTCGTCCGCGAGCGCTGCGTCGATCACGGCGCGGAACGTGGTCGGGGTGTGGACCGCTTCGGTGTCCCGGTACCACACCGCCAGCGGGCCAGCGACGATCCGGACGTCCTCGAATCGGACGTCGTACCGCTCGCAAATCTCCCGCCATGCTTCGGGGGTGCTGGCATTCTTCGCACCGGCCACCCCGGCCACGCGTGCAGCGTGGGCAAAGTGGACACCTTGTTTGATGATCCCGTCGATTGTCCCGGCCAGTATCTCCGGGAACAGTTCGGCCAGCGTCATGGTGAACCCGGCGGTGGGACGGCGCGGGTTCACGAACGTGAACCGGGTCGTCTTTTTCGTCGGGTGGATCTCCACTAGCCCGGCGTTGTCGGCCGATGCGAGTAGGGCCATGCCCCAGTAGGGGGCGGACGCTACGGCGCGGCCAGCGGCGCGGATTGCCGCGACCGCTTTCTTGAATGTGTCCATTGGTATCACTGTCCTTCTGGGGCGTTGCCCCGTCTATCCGTTCCCTACGGCGTAGGGTTTCGGTCGGCTTGTAGGCCGATGTAGAAACCGTAGCGCATGCTGGCGGTGGCCGGTAGTGGTTTCTGCCCTGTGGACCCCTCTTTTAAGTGTATACCCTAACTTTTGCTTTTTTTGGCGTTTTTGGGGGTTTTCGTCGTTGTGGTGTGTCGTCCTGTATGTCTTCGATTGCGTGGATGGGGATGACAATGTGGATGACAATGTGGGTGTTTGACAGGGTGTCCCATTTGACACCGGTCTAAATGTGTGATAGGATTGTTTTGTTGAGTTGAGTTCTGCCCAACCGGGGCAGGATGTGAGCAAGCCCTACGGCGTAGGGTTTGGGAAAGGAATGGGACAGTGTTTCCAGCACAGTTCAGGTCCGCTGCGGAGGAGTTGGCGGACATGATGGCTGCGCTTGAGCCGAAGCCTGTTGTCTACAGTCCGGTGACGTGCCGGTGTTGTGGCGGGGGGACGGTTGAGCGTGAGCCGAACACGGTCAGGATGGGCCGGGATGATCGGCGTCATGTGGGTACGCCTTATGTGCGTGTCACGTCGTACCGGTTCTGGTGTGATGGCTGTGAGGTGATGACGTGGCGTCGCAGCCGCTAGTCACGGTCAATGGTGAGGCGTTGGATCGTTCTGGCGCTCCGACCACTGACGTACACATGCGTGGCATTCCGGTGATTCGGGTGACCACGAAGCCGAAGGCGACGAGGCGTGGCAAGGCTGCGCGTCGTCGTGCCAACTCGCGCGTGCGGACGAATCGGGCTTCGATTCCGTTCCTCGCCGATTGAGATGCCCTACGTCGTAGGGTTTCGTGACAATAAAGGAGATGAGGCAATGCCGAATAAAGTGAAGTTTGTGAGCGAGGACATGTCCACGTTCTTCGATAAGTGCGTGCCTGCGTACGCTGCTCCGGGGGAGGTCACTGAGGGTGATCGTCCTTTGGATCGGGTGTATTGGGATCGTGAGGTGCGTGACCAATGATGCGCTCTTGTCCGATCTGCGGGACCGAGTTCCAAGGTTCCACGACACATTGTGGTAACGACGAACTTGTTTATGTTGCCACGTACGGTGACCCTCAACCTGAGGGGTATCCGATGACCGTTGAGAAGTGGCGGGAACTGAATCCCGGCATCGACGCTATGTACGGAAGGGGTGCGTGACTGATGCTTGTTTCGCGAGATGACAAGATCAGGTGGGCGTCCGACGAGTTCCGTGCGGGTCGCATCAACGAGGACATGTACCGGATTGCGTGTGAGTGCGCGATCTATGGGATGCCCTTTGCCCAGTATCAACTGCGTGACGAGGCGATTGATCGGCTGTTGGCCGATGAGAAGGCTGAGGATCGTGCCGAGGCTATTGCCATTGTGAATGAGCGGGGTTGGTTTCCGCTGACGCAATGGGCGGACGATCTTTGCGTTGACGACGGAAAGGAGCAAGGCTGATGGGTATGCCACGGTGTAAGCATGGGTGGATGTCGTCGTGTCTGGAAGGATGCGAGGATGCGTACAAGCCAAACAGTGAGAGGTGCCCGCATTGTGATGGGACGGGACGTGCCCCCGAAGGAGTGCGATTTGAGAGCAATGGGTATGTTCAGTCAACCGAGTGTGGGTTCTGTGATCGGGGCGTAAAGAAGCGCCCCGACTGGATGAAGGGAAAAAGGCAATGAGTTTGACAGATGCAATGTTGAGGTTCCTCGTCGAATGCACCGACGAGCAGCATGAGGATTACCAGATGCGTTGGGATGCGTTGCAGCAGCAGACGCCTGCGCAGACGTTGGAGCGTCCTGAGTGGTTGGATGCGTGGATGTCGCCGATGGTGATTACCCCGGAGATTGTGGACATTCTGGGGGAGGCTGCTACGTGGTGTGCCGATTATGATGGCCTGTCTGTGTATCGGGCTGGGTGATGTGGTTCACGGCGTTTGTACAGGCTGGGC